TAAAAATCAACAGAGAAATCCGGAACTACAGCGAGTCTGTGTTCTTTGGATTGTCCATGCGGCAGTGTATCTTCTCTGTTCTTGCGATTGCCGTGGCAGTAGGCCTCTACTTTGTTCTCAAACCCTACCTGGGAACGGAAACCCTGTCTTGGGTCTGCATCCTTGGTGCATTTCCCTTTGCGGCATTGGGTTTCATCACCTACCACGGCATGACTGCGGAGCAGTTTCTGTGGGCATGGCTCCGCAGTGAGTTGATCGAACCCCGGTTCTATTACTGCGGCACTAACAACATTTACTACGAGCTGTTGAAGGACAGCATTGAATCTACCAAGAAGGAGGAATAAACCCTATATGCTGAAATCTATCAAAAGGCTTTTTGCACAGGAGAAGGAAAAGTACCGCATTCCCCGAAAGGTACAGGACCTTATCCCCATTGACTGCATTTGGAAAGACGGTATCTTCCGTTCCGGTAACAAGTATTCCAAGGTCTACCGGTTCACGGACATTAACTACCAAGTGGCATCCCTGGATGATAAGAAGCTGATGTTCTTTGACTACTCCGCCATTCTGAACGGACTGGATGCCGGTGCCAGCACGAAGATCACCATTAACAACCACCGCATGAACCGCTGGGACTTTGAGGAATCTGTGCTGATGCCCATGAAGGGTGACGAGCAGGACCAGTACCGGCAGGAACACAACGAAATGCTGCTGGATTTGACCGTTGGCAGCAATGGCATCATGCAGGAGAAGTACATCACCATTTCCGTGGTGAAGAAGAACATCCAGGAAGCAAGAATGTACTTTTCCAGAATCGGTCCCGAACTCAGCACCCGGTTTGCGGCACTGGGTTCCCGCTGCGTGGAGATCAGCACGGACGAAAGACTCCGTATTCTCCACAATTTCTATCGCCCCGGTGAGAGCGATATGTTCCACTTTGATATGTCCAACTTCATGCGCCGTGGTCACGACTTCCGGGACTACATCTGTCCAAACTACATGGAGAAGCACGGCGACCATTTGAAGATCGGAGATCGTTATGCCAGAGTCCTCTACTTGAAGGATCTGGCATCTTTTGTTAAGGACGATATGATCGACGAGCTTACCAGCTTGAACAAGGACATGATGCTGTCCATTGATATTGCTCCCATTCCCACCGATGAAGCAGTCCGGGAGGTTGAGAACCGACTGCTGGGCGTGGAAACCAATATCACCAACTGGCAGCGCAGACAGAACAAGAACAACAACTTCTCCGCTGTGATTCCTTACGATATGGAACTGCAGCGCAAGGAAGCAAAGGAGTTCCTGGACGATCTGACCACCCGTGATCAGCGCATGATGCTTGTCATCATCACCATGGTGATTACCGCTGACAGCAAGGAAGAACTGGACAACGAAACCGAGGCACTGAAGACCATCGCACAAAACCGCATGTGTCAGATTGCCACCTTGAATTATCAGCAGATGGACGGACTGAAAACCGTACTGCCTATCGGTGTCCGGAAAATCAATGCGTTCCGCACTCTCACCACCGAGTCCCTGGCTGTGTTCATGCCCTTTAAGGTGCAGGAGATCCAGGATAAGGGTGGCATGTACTATGGTCAGAACGCAATCTCCAACAACCTTATTCTCTGCAATAAGGCGAACCTGCTGAACCAGTCCTCTATGCTGCTTGGTGTTCCCGGTGCAGGTAAGTCTTTCCTCACCAAACAGCAGATTTCCGATATTCTGCTGTCCACCCAAGATGAGATCTTGATCTGTGACCCGGAAAACGAGTACGGCGCATTGGTTAAGGCTCTGTGTCCCGATTCCACGGTCATTTCCCTGGAAGCCGGTGGCAAGGACAAGCTGAACGCCATGTACATGGTTGACGGTTACGGCGAAAGCGACCCCATCGTAGTTAAGTCCCAGTTCATCATGTCCTTGATTGAGCAGATCGACAAGAACGGTGTTGGTCCCCAGCACAAGTCCATCATTGACCGCTGTGTTGCGGCAATCTACAAGGAAGCAAAGGATGTTGGCTATATGCCCACTCTGTCCACTCTGCGTCTGAAGCTGCTGGAACAGCCTGAACCGCAGGCAAAGGATATTGCCCTTGCTTTGGAACTGTTCACCACTGGTTCTCTGGACATCTTCGGTCACGGCAGCAATGTGGATCTGGAAAAGCGGGTCACTGTGTTTAACATTCGTGGCCTTGGCACTCAGCTGAAACCCACCGGCCTGCTGGTCATCACCGACACTATGCTGAACCGTGTCACTCTGAACTGGAAGCGTGGAAAGCGCACCCATGTGTTCATTGACGAGTTCCATGTTGTTTTTGAGAACGAGTTCTCCGCTGCGTTCTTCAACTCTGCATGGCGGCAGTTCCGTAAGCGCAACGCCTATCCCACTGCAATCACGCAGAATGTGGAGTACCTGCTGGATTCTGTCCAGGCAAGTACCATGCTCAGTAACTCTGAGTTTATCGTCATGCTGAACCAAGCGGCCTCTGACCGTGAGAAGCTGGGTAAGCTGCTGAACATTTCCAATGAGCAGATGAGCTTCATCACCAACGCCGAAGCTGGCTGTGGACTCATTAAGTACGGTTCCGCTTTGGTTCCTTTTGTCAACCGCTTCCCCAAGAATACGAAGCTGTACGAACTGATGACTACGAAACCCGGTGAGGGTGTATTCGCAAAGGGGCAGGCATCTTAGCCTGCCCCAATTTACTGAAAGGAGGAAACCGTTACGAAAGACATTAAGTTGAGGGATGTCGGAGAAAAGACAGTAAAAACTGTTGACCGGGCCGCAGACCTGGGTGAGCGTATGAAAAAGGCACTTGTTCGCACTGCAGATCAAGCGCAGAACTTGACTGATGACGGACAAGTAACGCCCTCCGAGTATGCCGGTGATAAGCTACAGTATGGCATGGAGGATATTGCGTCTGAAGCCGGTCACATCGTTGTGGACACAGGCAAGGGGGCATATCGTACCGGCAAGTTTGCCATCCAAAAGTTCCGTGAGAAGCGCAGAGCAGAAGCGGAGCAAAGGCGGCAGGAGTTGGAGAATGAAACTCCGGACACACCTGCCGATGAGCCTACTGACCCTGTAACACCGGATCAGCCTGGGCCTGCCACCCCTCCGGAATCTCCTGTTGAGGAAGAGATCGTTACACCCTCTGGAAGCCAGCAAAGAAAGACGAGGATGGGTAAATCACCTACCGGGGATGGACCGAAAGGTAGGCTGAACCCGGCAAAGGATGGAGCAGACGCCATTCAAAAGGAACAGAGAATCAAAGGTCCTGCGCGGAGAAGAAACAGTTCGATCAAGACACTCCAAAAGACCGAGAGGACTATTAAACAGACCTCCCGTACTGCAGAACAGTCCGCAAAGACTCTGGAACGCTCTGTAAAGGGCACACAAAAGGCGGTTAAGACTGCTGAGCAATCTTCCAAGGTAGCCATTAAGACGGCACAGGAAACTGCCAAAGCTGCCCAGAAGTCTGCACAGGCTGCAGCAAAGGCGGCAGAGAAAGCGGTACAGATTGCAAGAGCCACAGCAAGAGCAGCGGCTGCTGCAGCCAAGGCAGCTGCCAAGGCGTGTGTTGCCGCAGTTAAGGCGATCATTGCCGCAGTCAAAGAACTGATTGCGGCAATCGCTGCAGGCGGCTGGGTTGCCATGGTTATCATCATCGTTATCATGCTTGTGGCATTGATCGTGGGTTCCTGCTTCGGTATCTTCTTTTCCAGTGAAGATACTGGCTCACCAATGACCATGAAAAGTGTAGTCCAGGAGATCAACATGGACTATCAATCGTCTTTGGATACGATCCGGAACATGACCGTACACGATAAGATGGAAACATCCGGTGCCCGTGCGGTATGGCCGGAGGTGCTGGCGATCTATGCGGTAAAGGTCAATACTGACCCCAATAATCCGCAGGATGTTGCCTCCATGGACGATTCCAAGAAAGCGATGCTGAAGGAAATCTTTTGGGCGATGAACCAAATCAATTCCAGGGTTGAAACCACAGAGGAAACGGTTCTGATTGAAGATGTTGACGAGGAAGGCAATATCGTTGTCACGGAAACAACGGAAACCATCACTACTCTGTACATCACAGTCACCCACAAGACAGCTACGACCATGGCCTATGAGTATGGCTTTACAGAAGAACAGAAGCAAATGCTGAATGAACTTCTGCAGGATGAGAACGCATCCATGTGGGCGGCTGTGCTATATGGCATCCACTCTGCAGACGAGCAGATTGTTGCCGTTGCGGAATCTCAGATCGGCAATATAGGTGGTCAGCCTTATTGGAGTTGGTATGGCTTCAACTCCCGTGTTGCGTGGTGTGCCTGTTTCGTATCCTGGTGTGCCAACGAGTGCGGCTATATTGATGCCGGTGTCATTCCCAAGTTTGCCGGTTGCGTTTGGGGCGTTGACTGGTTCCAGGATCGTGGACAGTGGGCAGACGGAACTGCCACACCGGTGCCCGGTATGATTATCTTCTTTGACTGGGATTCTCCCGATGGCGAATCCGGGCCGCAGGATGGTCTGTCCGATCATGTGGGAATTGTCCAAAAGGTTGAGGATGGGTATGTCTACACCATCGAGGGCAACACAAGCGATTCCTGCGCCCAGCGAAGATACCGGATCGGATATTATGAGATCCTGGGTTACGGCATCCCGGCATATTGATTTGCACATTTGCAGAAAGTATCCCTCCTATGTATAATCTCAGTAGAGAAACATAGGAGGGATCAATATGAAAGCACCGAAACGAGTTCTTACCCTTACCACCGCTGAACACCGTTTGATGATCCGTGGACTGCTACAGTTCCGTAATAAGCTGATCGACCAAGGCCGCTACACCGACGCGGTCGATGAATTGCTCATTAAGCTGAAAAAGAAGCAGCATTGGTGGAACAGATAACAACAAACCGATTGAACTTAGGCTCCACCTTCGCGGGTGGAGCCTTTTTCATTAGATATGGGTTGGTAATGTATTTTCAAGAGAAGAAGCTTGCTGACCAGTATTTTTTGAAGTCCCTTGATAAATTCCTCACGGGTGTTGGGATTTACAAAGATGTATTGAGTTTTCGTTCTGCCCTTCATGGAAGCCTCCTTTCTTCTGGACAAGCATTTTTCTTCTTTTGATGTTTATTCCGCTGTTTTTTGAAATTAGCCGTGTTTTCTTCTTGGAAAAGTTAGAAATAAATCGTTTTGGTTTCGCACCAAAATGTAAGCGAAACCTCCCTAAAAAGACTAATGAAAACCGCCGTTAGTGAGTAGCATATCACGCATAATCTGTCCAAGAACGGGTTCTGCCCCAAAGAATACCGAACGCATATCGACGGTAGGATATTTGGCATGTTCCGCTTTTGCTTCAGCATTATGCATAGGATCTCCACCGCAAAAGAACTCCTGGCAGATAGAGGGGCGCACCGGATAAATCATACACTTCTTTTCTACTTCATTGCGAAAAGGACATACCATATCATAAAGCTGCACAGCCAGCGGTATGGCATGAGTCTGCTCAGTAATGTTGTGCTTGGAGATATACTTTCGTATCTTCTTGATTTCATTCTTAGACACAGGCAGAAGATTACCGCAGCAGGAACCGCAGTTCGAGCATACACCGTGTTGCGAGAAATCCTTTATACCACCGTTCATGTCATCAATGATTTGACTTAGATTATTGGAAAGATTCATGTTATTCTCCATCGTAAATTTAGCTTCTGTTTTTCGCTTGATTTTTTGAAAGGCATCTGCTACAATAATATCAAATCACGATTTAGTAAATCACGATTAGATGATCGGAGGCGATATTTATGTTTATCGGCAGAGAAGCAGAACTGGCTTTTCTTCAAAGTAAGTATGAGGAAAAGAAAGGACAGTTGATCGTCCTTTATGGTAGACGGCGTGTTGGCAAAACCGAAACACTTAAAGAGTTTTGCAAAGGCAAACCTCATGTGTTCTATTCCTGTACTCAAAGTACAGATAAGGTGCAGCTTGCCAAGTTCTCCAAGCAGGTATTTAAGGAGAATATCCCCGCCAAAAGATATATCTCTGAGTTTACAGATTGGGAGAGCGCATTCCGGTCTGTCCTAGATCTTCCCTACGGCGATCAGAAGAAGATGCTTATCATTGATGAGTTTCCCTATATGTGCAAGGGCAATAAGAGCATCCCTTCCATTCTGCAAAACTTGTGGGATACAGACCTGAAAGATCAGAATGTTATGATTGTTCTTTGCGGCAGTGCAATGAGTTTCATCGAAAAGGACTTGCTGGCAGAGAAGAATCCTCTTTATGGCAGAGCAACCGGTATTTACAAGATGACGGAGATGGGATTTTACGATGCCGTAAAGTTTTTCCCGGACTACTCTGACACCGATAAAGTGCTGGCCTATTCCATCCTCGGTGGCATCCCCCATTATTTGCGGCAGTTCAATCCGGATATTTCCGTGGCAGAAAACATCAAGCGGAATATTCTTACGAAAGGCTGTGTGCTGTACAGCGAAGTTGAGTTCCTGTTGCATCAAGAACTCCGGGAAACACCGATCTACAACTCTATCATTGAAGCGGTTGCACTTAACAATACAAAGCTGAATGATATTAGCACCAAGGCACTGATTGATGATACTTCCAAGACAAGTGTCTATTTGAAGAATCTTATTGAACTTGGTATTGTTGAAAGAGAGTTTTCTGTAGACTCTAAGACAAGAGAAAAGGCAAATGCCAACAGAGGCACCTACCGGTTGACTGATAACTTCTTCCGTTTTTGGTATGCCTTTGGATTTACAAACTACTCTCAGTTAGAAGATGGCGATGTAGATGGCGTATACGACTACGCAATCGCGCCTGCTCTGGATCAGTTTGCTTCCTATGCCTTTGAGGATGTATGTAAGGAATTTGTCCGGGAAATGCAAAAGAAGAACGCACTGCCTTTTCGGTATTCCAAAATGGGAAAATGGACAGGCAAGACAACGATCTACGATAAGGATGCTGCCAATGGCATGAGAGTAGGCGAAACAGAAATTGACCTGCTTGCTATTGGACGCGGAGAAAAAGAGTACCTTGTAGGCGAGTGTAAATACAAGGTTGAACCTTTTACTTACGGTGAGTACCACAAGACGAGGGTCAAACTGATACCGCTAAGGGAAAAGGCCACTTTCTTCTATGCACTGTTCTCCAGATCCGGATTTGAAGATAAGGTTATTGCTGAAGCAGAAACCAACAGCAACCTCCAACTGTTTGATCTTCCGCAGATTGTGAATTACAAGTAAATGCTCTGCCCAAGACACCCGATTGTTTATCAGTCGGGTGTCTTGTTTCAGGCGGCATTCGACAATTCGCTCATAGGTAGTCTTGCCTTTCAAGAAACAGCTCAAATTGCTTTCGTTTTATGATCCGCCGATTGCCAATGTGCAACACGAAATTACAGTTTCGTATCTTGGTCAGCTCACCCAGCTTGTTTTGCCCAATGTTGAAATAGGTAGCCGCCTCTTCAATCGTAAGATTAGCCTTTTCCCAGATCGGGATCTCCTTCATGGAAACACCTCCTGTGACCTGTGCGCTGCTTTCTCTCGTTATAAATACTGTGTAGTTTTTATAACGAAGTGATCCTTCCTGCGGATCGAAGTAATATAATGCTTGACCCAAGGTGGGTTCCATTCGATCATTGAAATAAAACTTATGGACACCTTTACAAGTTGACCAGTAATCGAAGTCATTTCTGTAAGAGCCTTTTGCCAAGTCACAGGGTACTACAATGACGCAAGGCACACGGCCTGCTTTCATATCATCCTTGCAGTAGCGACAATCATAATCTCCCGAACAAGGTTCCAAAACCAACGCATCAAATGGAAAGGCAAGCTCAGCAGTTCCGGTAACATAGTCTGAATATACCCGTTCACCTCTCCGGTCATAGGGTGCATCATTCCAATCATCCCCATGGTACTTGTTATCGCTCTCTTTCCCAAGATAAAATCGCACAATGTTTCCTTTGCGTTCAAAGTCAATTATCTTCGTAAAGATCACTCCTTATATGGCGACAGGGAGCCTCTGGCTCCCTTAATATCGCCTCCTATGCCCCGTGTGGCCAAGGGCAGCATTCTCATAGCAGGCTCTTTCTCACCATGTAAAAATATGAAATTATGTTGCCACAACAATTCTTTTTTTGATAACACAACGGACAGTTTATGCATTGGTTTGGTCACTATCATCATCTAAAAACAGATCGCCATCAAAGGTGCCCGCTGTTTCTCCAAGCAGAAAATCGTCCTGCACTCCCTCGACTTTTTTCAGAATGGAATGTTCCTTTGCGTATAGCTTGTTAATATGGAGCCGGTAAGCATTGTTTTTCTTCTTGCCGTTGTACTCAATAATCATTGCCTCAGCGACACCCATGGAGCCGGCACGACGATCCTTGGCAGTTCGTATTAACTGCTTGATGGAGATTTGTCCTAATTTCTCTTTGAAAATATCGTCGTCCAGAACATCTCCAAACACATCAACAATCTTGGCAACAGCATTCAGCATATTAGCGGAGAAAGAGTTCATATCACCTTCCCATGTACCAATAATAAGCCGGAGAACTCTTCGTAATCCATGGAAGCGCAACTTCTTGAAGATCTGCTCCAGTGTGGAAACAGCGCAAATCACATTCGGTCCTTTCGTAAGTCCGATGGATAAGCCAAAGGATTCAACGATGTCGCGGATGATTAACTGGTCATCATTTCCAGCCTCTAGGTTCGCCATAAAGACTTCATAAGGCAGCAATCTTTTAACATAAGTCTGCTGATTTGCAAAGATATTAGCTTCATGCTCATAACTAAGATCGTCATAGATCATGCACCATGCCGGGGTGTCTCGTGAACCGGATGCTGCTGCAATTATTTCAATAGTATGCTGTCCGTTTATGACATAATTGATTCCATCGCGGCGACTTACCTTAATAGGATTGATTTGATATGGATCAAAATTGGCAACTGCCCGTGCAATATGCGCCTGAGATAAATTCCGCTGATATTCCTGGTTTGAGACCAAGTTCTTAATAGGGATTTGTTCAAAGTGAACTTTAGGCACAAACATGCTTAATTCTTCCATTTAATCCTCCTTGATCGCATCCAGCATATCCTCTATTTTGATTTGCAGTTCAGCAAGCGCTTCTATCAAATGATTTCTGGCCTTGTTAGAAATGCTGCTGAGATCAGCTTTGTTTTTTGTCCGTTCAATAGAACTTGACCACGATGGGATTGTGAGGGTTAAGCCAGTAATTTCTGCGTCGGGATCGTAGACCGGCATATCTTTGACAGATGGTTTTTGCACTGGCTGAGCCTTGCCGTTTGAACTCGGTGGCTGAATCTCTCTGCGCGTTTTGTTGTACTGGACAAATGGCTGTTGTGCAACTTCAAGTTTGCGAACAACCTTCCGCATCTCACTAGGTTCCATTCTGGAAAGTTCCAACAGATTTTTATGTGAGATTTTGTACATACCGGCAAGTATTTTAGGCACGATGGTTGGGCATACTTTGCCGATTTCTTCTAATGCGCGTGTGTACATTGCATATTTCTGAACTGTTCCCTGGGAGATGTGGTTTTCCTCTGCAATCTTTTGGGCAGTAAAGTGCCCAGAGGGGATGGACCGGGGACTTTCTTGTTCATCATCGTCATCATACAGAAAAGAAGATTCGCTCTCCGGTAGATTGTACTGATTAAGGCCTGCAGCATTCCGTTTCGTCACGGCGATCTTTTCAGTTTCGTACTGCATTCCGATCAAAAATTTCCGTGTTTCTTCGGTGATATTTCTGCGGCCCAGCTGATTTGCACAGATCCACGCAAGGACAGCTTCCTTGCATTCAAACTCCATTTCAATGACTTCAAACGGGATGTTGTGCCTGGTGCAGATTTCGTATCGGTTATGCCCGTCAATGATGTATCTTTTCCATACCACAATAGGATCTCTGCATCCGTCAGAAAGAATGTTTGCTTCCAGCTGCAGATACTCTTTCTTCTTTAGAGGACGAATGAGATTTTTGAACTCCGGGAGAACTTTGAGTTTATGTAAAGCCTTATCGCTCATATCCAATACCTCTATACTTCCACCTTCTGCAAAGTGCTGATAGGAAACACGGTTGCTCGTTCTTCTGTGAGAACTGTCCCAGTCAACCGGTAGGTGCAATTTGTATCAAAACCAGAAAATGCTTCTGCCAGCTTGTTGACTAACGAAGTGCTGTAAATCTCAATAGAAAAGTCTGATGCAAGCTGAGGCAGACTGATACGAATTGCAGCAGCATCACCAACATCTGTGTCTACACCTCGCACTGCAATCATAGAATGATCTACACTAACAAGAAACTGGACATACTTGGGATCGCCCATGAGCCGCAGCGATTCCTTGTGAACACGGATGCGGTGTTTCTTTAGATCAATAGATATTTGCGTTGTTACTTTTTCACTCATGGAGCATCCTCCGTCTGGGTTGCTTGCGGTGCGGTTTGTGCGTTTGCCTTATCCTTTATGGCATAGACAGCAAAACCGTCAAAGGTGTTAATCTTCAAAGACTGCTGATGCTCATAGAACGGCATACCGAACTGACCCTTCCACTCTGCAGGGAAGATCGGCGTTCTGGATGTAGTCGGCTTCGCACCCTCCGGGTATTCTCTTTTGTAAACTTGCGTTGCCGTTAAATCGAAAGCAAGTAGGTATTCACCATTCGCATGGATCAACTTCCCCAGAAGCTTATAGCGGTGCTGCGGACTCCATCCCATCAAATCAGCTACCATCGCAAAGAACACCTTACATGAAGTCTGTTTGGGTTCCCGCTTTCCATGCTTGTTGACCCGGCACCATAGGAACGAGTCACGAACCCACTCCTGGCATGGTTTGAGCGCGAGAATTTTTTTGTCGCTATCAACAAGTACCTCCATATACTTGGCATACGGAAACTTTGTCAGACATGCCGTATTTACATAGAATTTGTAGTTATTGAAAGTGATGGAAGGTTCATTGATGTGTGCAAAGAACTCTCTGCGAACCACCTGGAAGTCATCGAGGTTAAAAGAATCACCCATTTCCAGAAGTTCATCATTTTTGCCCAGAGTTAGTGTGGAAACCGTTTCGTGACTTTCCATAGATACTGTGGGCGAGACAGAATTATACTGTGGTTGCTGTTCTAATTCATTCATGTAGTGACCTCCTGCAGCGAAATGCCTGCAAGCTCTTGTTTAATAAAAGCGCGAAGTTCATCAAAGCTGGTAACATTGACCTTCTTCCCAGCTTCATATAAACGCCCCTCCATGCGGATTTCCCAATCCTGTTCGCTCTGTTGATCGAGCGCCGAAAGGGACAGTTCATTGGCATAGAAATTCCTACCGAAGCTGCGTGTCCATTCCTCCGGAATTGCCCGAACTCGCTTTCCGGAGGACATAAAGGGTTGGATTGTGCTTGTTCCATCATCGGTATGCTCTTGAATGGGAATTAGGAAAGACTGTAAATATGCTTCAGAATTGGCAGCATCAAATATGAATGCCACTTCGCCATCCTGCTCATATAGGGTCCCGATGATTCGATACTTGTGGTCTCTGTTCCATCCAAGCAAAGAAAAGATCGTATCATAAAACGCAGTCGCTGGTACTTCGCGGGAAGTGTATCTCTTGGACGAGATCTTCGACACCTCAATAGAATTGCGGTTTGACTTATCGGTAGGCCGAATAGCCAATTTCCGTTCAACCGGATTTATGAGCAATTCTGCATGGGTACTAGGAGCAAACTTTCGGATACAAGGCGCATTAAATTTGATCCTCCGATCAGAGAACGAAACCGCAGGGCGGCTGTTGGAGTCAAAGAACTCTGCCCTGGTTACTTGGAAGCCACGCATGTCAAATGCTCCTGCCTCAACAGTTACTTCGATCTCCTTATCCACCCCGGTAACAATATCGTCATCGGTTACTCTTGGATAGACACTTTGGGATGCCTGGAAGTATTCAGGTTCCTTAAATGCCGCCCAACGAGGATTGACAACCACAAATCCTTTGAAAATCCCGCTGTCAATAACACGGAGTTCTGGCAGATAGGATTTGTTGCGGTATTTGGCGTTATCAATTAGCTGCTGCACAGCAATAAAATCATCTCTGGAAACAATCGCAGGATGATGGTTTAGATATTTACTTTGTGGGCGTTCTCCACGGTTCTTCTTTGACAGGTGATCCCGGTAGTTGGGGGTATAGGTCTTGCGGGTCAAAACATCACCGCAATGTCGCTCATTGCGGAGAATTTGGACGATACTACCGGATGTCCATTTGATATTCCCTAAATAAGACTTTCTTCCCAATGCGATCAATGCGTTTGCAATCTGTTGTGTAGAGTACCCATACAGATACATAAAAAAGCAAAGTTTGACTGTGGGAGCCTCATCTTCGTTAATGATGAGATTGCAATCGGCATCATGTGTATATCCAAGCAGCTTAGGGGTAAGGGGAATACCGTTATCCAAGCGCATACGCAACGAAGTTTCCATGCTGCGACTTCTCGTGTGAGATTCTTCCTCTGCCATAATTGCGAGGAAAGACAAACCCATTTGGGAATCGTCATTAAGAGAGAAGATACACTCAGATTCAAAGAACACGCCCACAGGGTTTTTCATGGCGGCTAAATCCCGAACAATGCCAATACAGTCGGTGATATTACGGGCGAAGCGGGACACATTCTTGCAAATAATCATGTCGAACATACCTGCCTTGGCATCTGCGATCATCTGCTTAAAGTCTTTTCGCTTGTCCATATTGGTGCCGCTTATACCCTCATCGGCATAGATTTTTACCAGTGTCCAGTTTGGATGATGAACAACAAAATCTTCATAATACTTCTTTTGCAGCTCATATGATGTGGTCTGCTTCACATCATCGGTAGAAACACGGACATAGATAACGACCCTTTGATGGGTGTCGTTATCGTAATAGTCGAGTTGCTTTTTTGCCGGGTAGTAAATGTAGTTTGCAGGATCAACTGTAACATTCATTCGCTTTCGCGTTTTGGCTTTATCCTGCTCTTTCTTTCGTTGCTTCTTTACATCAATCATTCAAGTAGCCTCTAATCTCTTCCTCGGTATCCGGTAATGGCTCCCAATCCGGGGATGGGAGAAAGAAAGGATCTTTGAGATCGTCCCGGTAATAGGATGCGAGGGTGAAAATATCTTCAGAAATGAAGTAGATTCCAATCGGTTTTTTCTGTGCAGCCAGCAAACGGGCACATAGAGTTACCTCTGCTGTTCGCTTCGACACATTGGATACCTTCTGGGTGATGATGAGATTGATTTTTCCATCCATGCAATCATCCAAAAGCTGACTCCAGGCAGGCGCATTTTCCATATTGGGTGCTGTTGCACCTTCATCAATATAGAAATCTACCAAAGTCCACTTCGGACAGAGCGCAATCGTGTCTGCGAACTGTTTTCGGTGGTAGTCCAAGTAGTTCTCATATTTGGTCTGATTGAAATAGCGAATATAGATGCCTACACGAAAAGGCACTTCCGGATTTGGGCGCTCATGGCGTATACTTTTGAGCCATTCCCGATGTTCAACAACTTTCCGGGTCAACTCATTATCGTCACCAAACACCATGGCAAATTGCGGGGTTGCGGCTATCTCGCTCATTCGCTGAAAGACATCAATATCGCTCATGTATCATTCTCCTTATCGTTTCCGCCTGCTTCTCTTCTTGAATCCATGCGTTATTGGCGGCAATCCCAATGCTTCTCGTTCTGCTTTCCACTTTGCATACTCTGCTTGCCCTTCCTCGGATTCAAAGTATTTCACAATAGAGGGTAACAGCACCGAAGCAAGTGCCTCATATTGGTAATTCTCAATATGAATATTTTGCATGTTATAGGATGTAGCTTCGCCAAAACTACCATCTGGATTGAATGGGATCACGGTAAACGGAACCCCTCTTTCGATGAGATCTTCCACAGTAGGAATATCATTACAGTTTCCTTCGTTCATTCCACACATAATCTAAAAACACATCCCAGTTATTTGAAATCTGCCAGTATACATCTTCTTTAATGGCCTTTGTTGTCGAACAGCTGCTGGGCCATGGCCCAATGGTTATTTCCCACTCATATTTAGACCAAAAGTAGTACATGAGCGCACTACGCAGTTTCCCGGCAAACTCTTCTTTGGTCTTACATTTCTTAGTGTCCTGCCGAAGATCTGCACGAAAAGAATAGTGATCGAAGATGTTAAAGGTACTAATGCAGTGATGGTCTCTATCGTGATAGATAACATTCCACACGAGAGTTTTCATGGACACTTCTCCTTTCCACACTTTTTTGCATCCTCTATGATGGCATCCAACAACTTGATTTTCTGCCAAGTAGGACAGTTTAGCTTCTGTATGGAATTCAGCACAGCATCGGCATGGACACTTGCCGTGCGCTTTCGCAGTTCTCTCCATCCTTTCTCAGTGGTTGGATAATGGACTACGATATTGATAGGTGCCGCTTTTCTCATTACTGTATACCTTTCAACAGGCCCGCTGTTTGCTCGATGATTTTCAAAACCATCATTCTACTAAGCGCCGCGAATATGCTTCCAAAATAGAACAGAACTATTTTATCGTCTGGGGACTATAAAAGAAATAAACCACAAGTAAAGTGCATTACTTGTGGTTTATGAAACAGAAAATAAATAACAGGCCGATTGTTACAACCAGCCTGTTATTCGTCAAAGCTATTCTTTTGTGTGTGAAGTGTAGTTTTCAGTTCTTTTACGATCTTGAAGATTGCATCAATCTCGCTGGGGGAACAATCACCCAAAATATCAGAGAACTCATTTTGATAGATACTGTTCACTTGTGGAATATCGGGCCGTAGCAAAACATCGGCAGAAACCTGCAGCGCTTCAATGATACGCACGAATGTGTCCAGCTTCATCCGTGTTTTTCCCAGTTCAATATCGCTTACATGTGGCAAAGAAATGTTGGCCTTTACGGACAAATCTGCCTGACTCATTCCGTTACTTATTCTAACCTCTCGAATCCTTGCGCCGACTTTTTTGTAAACAGTCATTGCTATATCGTCCATCAAGCCACCTCTTTTCACCTATAGGCTATATTATAGTTTAGTATATAGGTTGCAGCCTATAAAATATATGGCCTGCAAACGAGGTTATAGCCTATGCACTATAATAAAACTGCCAAAAAATTTAACTGGAGGTTTTGTTATGGAAGCAAACTACAAACTAATTGGCAAAAGAATCCGCATACACAGAAAGAAAAGAGGCCTATCACAGCTTGCGCTCGCAGGAGAGATCTACTGTTCGCCACCATACATAAGTCTCATCGAAAGCGGCAAAAAGAGCATGAGCCTGGATACCTTCATTATGATTGCAAATGCGCTTAATGCTACTGCTGATGAACTTCTCAGCGACAATCTTACGAATACTGTTAAGGTGTCAAACCACGAATTTGCATCGCTTTTAACGGACTGTTCTGATTTTGAGAAAAAGGTCATGTACGATCTAGCAGTTGCAGCAAAGGCATCGCTTCGTAAAAATCAAGTGCCGTCCCGTTGAATAGGTTGTATTATAATTCTCGAATTGCGTGAATGGAATACACCGGGAGTTATGCGATATACTCCTGGTTATTTTTTGTATTCTCACTAATTCCAACGGAATTATAATGTAATTCGATTTTGCATACTTGCATTTTGGAGAAGAGTGATGTATAGTATGGGCACTTTGAAAGCATCAAATACCACATGAAGGAAGGTGAAGAAATGATTACCTATGGTGAGTTCAAAAAATTATTTGATGTAATACCGGGCGAACCGGAATTTGAATTGTACTTCGACCACACTGAAAACACCTATATGATTATCAAGCATGATCACCGGGTAACATTTCAACGCTGTGGTTACATGACAGGATCGGGAGAAGCAGAATACAGTTCCTTATCTGATCTTTATTCTGCCAATCTCATAGATGGGATTTGTTTGCAGGATGACTGGACACACATCAAAGATATTGTGATTGATTCGACCTTTAGTGTGCTTACGGATTTGGATGACCTGCTTACTATCTATAACCTGGAAGTATGATACGAATGCCGCTTCGCAATTTGCGAGGCGGCATTTTTTGTCCGAGTTATAGGACTGAATTATTGATACTCTATCTTTGTCAAAGTGCCCATTTTTTACATTTTCGCAAATCCCATTTACATTTTCGTGCTTTTTGAGATTTTTGGAGAGTGCATTGGTATAATGTAAAGAATAGGAGAATTAAGGAGAATCGTTAATGAAAAACGCATTGAAAACTATGAATGGAAGCATCTATTCCCCCAACTATACGGGGCACGAGTTTATTATTTGTCAACAATCAGACTGCCGATCCTCCAATGTGGTATTCTCCCCCATAAAGCATAATGGATACGACTACTTGATTGCAAAGATTGATTGTAGCGGAAACATTGGTCCTTTGAGAGAAGCATTACGAGAAATACGAGTGGTTGCTACTCCGTTGCCGATCCGTACATTAACAACTGTAAGAATACCGCACTACATGGGTTGCGCTGCTACCGGTGTTGATTGGAGTGTGGTTTCCAAACTTATTCAAGAGGAACTTCTGGATCACAACATTCCTGTTGAGATCTGGGACGAAGGAAAGGAGAACTGAAGATGGTTTACTACACAGGTGATATTCATGGCGGAAAATATGAGATTGTCCGCTTTTGCAAAAGGATGAATTTGACTACAGAGGACATTATCGTGATTCTTGGCGATGTTGGAGCCAACTATTATGAAAACGAAAGAGATGACGAACTGAAACGGGCGTTCAGCAGATTGAAACCTACAATTTTCTGCATCCATGGCAACCACGAAATTCGACCAGCCAACATCCCTACCTATGTAACGAAAGACTGGAACGGCGGTACGGTATGGTATGAAGGGAAATATCCTAACATTCTGTTTGCCAAGGATGGTGAGATCTACACAATGGACGGATTAACCCATGTGGTGATCGGTGGCGCATACAGTGTAGACAAATATTACCGTATCGTCCGTCATTATGGTTGGTGGCCTGATGAGCAACCGTCTGATGAAATCAAAGAATATGTGGAGAAGCAAATTAAAGGGAAGCACTTTGATGTCATTCTGTCTCACACATGCCCGTTTAAGTACGAGCCGGTGGAGGCGTTTCTGCCCATGATCGACCAAAGCACAGTAGATGCCAGCACAGAGAAATGGCTGGACAAGATTGAAGAAACTGCTGATTATGATGCTTGGCTGTGCGGTCACTGGCACATCAGCAAACGGATTGACAAGCTGCAGTTTATGTATCGTGACTTCATCTGCAGCGACGATCTGAAGCAAAGAAACAAACTGAGTTAGAAACTGGAGGTGGTAAAGATGATGTTCTTTACTGCAGATAACCACTTCGATCACGCAAACATTATTGAGTTATGCAACCGTCCTTATGAATCTGTGGAACACATGAATGAGGACATGATTGAAAATTGGAATGATAAGCTCACCAATAACGATGAAATTCTTATCGCCGGTGATATGTTCTTTCGGAGCCAGAATCCGGAGGCAATCCTGCGGCGGCTTCGTGGTAAGAAGTATTTGATTATTGGTAATCACGATACCTGGATTAAGAGGGTGGATGTGGACAAGTATTTTAAGGAAGTTAGCCATTATCTTGTTACCAATGATGGCAGGCGCGGATTGGTGGTTTGCCATTATCCGCAGCTTAGCTGGCCACATGCACAACGGTTCTATATGGTTCACGGACACATTCATGCTGACACAAGAAGTGACTACTGGCCTCTCCTTGTGGCGAGAGATCGTGTATTGAATGCCGGTGTAGATATTAACGGATTTGCGCCGGTTACTTTTGAAGAAATGCTCGAAAATAATATTAGATTTAAGGCAGCACATTCATGTGCTGCACCAAAGGAAGGAGTGCAGTTTAATGGGAAGAACTGAGAATGTTCAGATTTTTGATGATACCCGGAAAATGTGCAAGAGCAATCCGGAACTTATCAATGCGATCCGGGCCTCTGCGAAGGGGCAGGAGTATATCTTAGAGGCAGACACATTTGAAGCTAAAGCACAAGAATATTCTGAACCGGCAAGAATCGTTGTGTCGAAGAAGCGCACTTTTGAAGCTGCAAGACTCTATTTGGGGCAAAAGGTATGTGTGTTAAATTTCGCATCCTCCACAAATCCCGGTGGCGGCGTTGCTTGGGGTTCTACTGCCCAGGAGGAAGCCCTGTGCCGGTGTTCCACACTCTACTGCAATCTGACATCGCCCGATGCTTGGAAAGCTTTCTACGAGCCTCACAGGAGCAAAAACAACCCCTTATATAACGATGATTGTATCTATACCCCCGATGTGATGGTTTTCAAAACAGATACGATCTTTCCGGAAACAATGCCTGCAGATGAATGGTGGAAAGTCAATGTCATTACCTGCGCTGCGCCTAACCTTCGGAATGATAGGGACGGCAGTGTACGGGTTACTATCAGCAACAGTGAGTTACGCAACCTACATATAAAGCGGATGCGGCGCATCCTGGACATTGCTGCTGCGCGGGGAAATGAAGTGATTGTTTTGGGAGCCTTTGGCTGCGGAGCATTTAGGAATCCGCCAGAGATAGTGGCAGCTGCACTGAAGCAGGTAGCCAATGAATACAAGTTCCGGTTCAAAACAATAGAGTTTGCGGTTTACTGTTCTCCAAGGGATGATCGTAACTACCAAGTATTCCGTCAGACAATCGGAGGTTAGTATGGCAGAAGAAACATCCATACCAAACGAGTTGAAGGAACTGTTCGCCAAATACGAAGAGCTAAAAGTAGGTATTCTCAGCCGGTACACCCAGCTTGTTTCTGCCGTTCTCAACGGAGAAATCACTGATGAGAATGATATGGAAGATATAATGGATGGGTTATTAGACTACGGCGATGACGAGCGCTTTCTGTCACTGTATAAGAAGATATGCAGACATATTTACTACGAACATCCGAAACTGGTTGGAGAACATGTCAATTTATACCGTATGATATTTGAAGAAAAAGAGGATGCCTAATTGCGGCAAGCAGGCATCCAAAAGGAGGTGGATGCCGCAATGATTTATGTCATGGCAGATATTCATGGCAATATGCGCCGATTTAAGTCGGTAATGAATCAAATCAATCTGCAGCCAGAGGACACCTTGTATGTCCTTGGTGATGTAGTAGACCGTTATCCAGATGGAATAAAGATCCTGCGTATGATTATGTCCATGCCAAATGCTAAGATGCTCTTGGGAAACCACGAGTACATGATGATGAATGCCATCGGAGATGGACAGGAAGAAACGGGCATGCTTTTGGGGGATCGTGCAAAAAGACTGTGGTATCGTAACGGTGGTCAAGTAACACACGAATACTTGAAACACATTCGCAAATCCATCCGGGAGGAAGTATTCTCCTTTCTCCGTCAGTTGCCCTATAACATTGATGTGGAAGTGAATGGTATCAAGTACAAGCTCGTACACGCTTCTCCTTTGGAGAACTTTACGACATCACACTATTATAGCAGTAGATACCGGAGCAAGGCAGAATTTGCGATCTGGGAACGATGGAACGAAACTATGCCAGTACCCGAAGGGTATGTGATGATCTTTGGTCATACGCCCACAATTCACTTCCATTACGAGGAACCTTTGCGTATTTGGAAAAGTGACGAAGCTATAGGTATTGACTGCGGCTGCGGATATGCCGATGGGCGGTTGGCCTGCCTTCGGCTGGACGATATGAAAGAGTTTTATTCTGACGAAAAGGAGGGAGAAAATGGCTGAAATAATTAAGGCACCAGCAATACGGCACTATATGCACTGGCTGCACAATGCAGGTTCCACCTTTAGCAAGGAAATGACTTATGACGAAAAAAGCTATCCATTGATCGACGAACTGTATCAAGAACTGCGAAAGGTAAAGCCATGCGGTGATCGCAATATGCGAGAACTATGGCTTCGATCTGACAGAGGAACCCTTGCTGATCTCGGTGATATGGACGAGCTGATTGCTGATGGGGAGTTTGAGAGCGAGGAAGAAGCAAGAAACTATTGGGAAGATATGTTTCCGGAGCAGGACTACTGGTATTTGTTACAGACAATCGAAGATGAAGATACTGGGTATCGTGCAATCTTTGTTGGGCACGAGTTCTTAATTGAAGTTGATCCCAGGTATCAGAAAACATCACTCATCTATGACATTTCTGAATTTGTACAATGGATGCTGCATGAAGTAAAACGGTGCATCACAGAATTGGAGGAAGGCACATACAACGATAATGTGCGGAATAATCTGCCTGCGAAGCATCGTACTGGCACGATTACCCGCAAAGAACTCTTTGATATATTCCCGGAAGAGCGCGAAGATCTGTTTCAGAACCTTTCCAATGAAGATAAACAGGCATTTATCGCTTGTGCTACTGAAGCAATGCCAGAGCAAAGATTGCATAGTATGACTGCTAACGACTTCTATCGGTTCTGTTCTTACGGGTATGAGGCGAATGGATATAAGGGAACTGAACGCACCCCCATGGAACAGTATTTCCTTCACGCAGATGGACGGGACGATGAATTGAGAGAGATCGACCCGGATTCTCCGGAGGCATTCCATAAGTGGTTGACTGAACGAAAATACCGTGGCGGGCATCCCTGGGAAGTGTGTCGGGGCGGTAATTCCACGCATGTTTCTCTATATGTTTCTAATGATGAAGATGGATATTATCTCACCCTTGCAGGATCGTCACGAGTGAGAACTATCGAAACAGTTAAGTTCTATTTGGCGCTACAGCGCAAGGGACTGCCTGTGCGCCTGCGTGAAGCAGCTATTCTTGTAGAAAGACTCCAGGAAACTGAAAAGATCGGCATCGTCCCAGAGGGTATATGGCCAGTTTACTGTGAAGGCATGTTCCCTGGAGAGCATATTATCGCGTTCCGCAATCTGCCAAATGACAAACAGGGAGAAATTGTGCAGCACTGTGTATGGCGGGATATTTCAGAAATTCATCTTCTCTAATGAACTAACAAAAATGACGGGCCGTCTTGGTTGTGCCAGACGACCCGTTTTTCTCTTATAAATTATTCATCAAACCAACACTTCTTCATACCACGCAGAAAGCTTTGCGTGATCGTATAACCGGAACTCTCTCCAATAATCGAATCTACACCGCAGAAAGGACAAATAGCAGTCCCCGTCTTGTCACAAGGGTTATCATCAACGATCCATTCTTCTATCTGGATAGGGTTAAAAATACGCAAGCAGTAGAAACAGCCGCACACCTTATCTTGTTTGAGTGCGTCCATGTGATTGTTGGAATGATGATGAGCCTTAATGTAATCATCAAACTGCATATCAATCTTCTCCACCAGGGGTATTATCTTTAGCTTCGTGGACAACAAATAGTCCTTCGGCAATCAATCGTTCCCAATCAGCTGCCAACATCCTGGTTTTCTTGTTTATCCCGTAGTAGTGATCCCGTTGATAGAGATAACCTTCATCCAACATCCGGGTAAGCACTTGTTTGACAGGATACCCTTCCAGATGATGCTTTTTGGCTACTGCCTCTACAGTACCTGAGAAAGTCGAGATAATCTTGCCGGAGTCCACACAGTAGGCCAAGTTGTCGATAATATAATCGCGGTAGTGAATGTAGATTTCATCTTCACTGGGGAGCAGAATGGTTTCGGTTGCCGCAGCACGAAGCATTCCGCTATAGGCTCCATTCACACCATAGCTTATTACCTTTTTTCTATGCTCTGTAAGGAATTTGACAACAGACCGGAAATTGCCCTCGCCGGTAAAAAGCACATAGTTTGGTATGTTCCTATACTTAACCGCACTTCGGTAGATATGATCCAACATAATAAAGTCGGTTGTGTCTTTGTTGCGATATGTATTAGAATCCTTGGTGTCGTAAACCCTGTCCGCTATGGTTTCGAGATAAGCCTTTTCTTCGGAAATTGCAGGCTTGGAAAAATCCGCAAAAACCTCCATGTAATCAATTCGATATTTACTCTCTATCTCTTTGCGCCATGCGGACACATTGGGTTTGAAACCCCATTTTGACAGATATGAGTAATACCAATGTTCGTAATCAACAAAGACAACCGCTTTTGGTTTCAGCTTTTCTCTAAACCATTTCCTCACGAAAATCCACCTCTGCTTTTTTTCTATTGTATCAAAAAATGGTTGTATTTTCAATCATTTCCGATTACTCAGAAAGCGCATCGGAGAATCTTTCCTCATATTCGCTCGTATCATATCCGGCACTTTCCATTTCTGCTAGGAGCGCTTTTAGAAGTGCTGGCCGTGATGTGATGGTATCTAAAAAAACTTCATCTTTTTCATCGTCAGATGCCACATCGTCAAAATAGTAACAGAAAATATGTAGGCGAACACCAGTTCCTTCTGGATTAAAAGTAACACTGTCTGTGCGAGACGCAATCTCTTTTAATTGTTCCAATTCTTCGGGGCAACCGAACTCTATAAAGGGAAGTGTGAGATCAATTATCGCATCCCACTTGTCATAACGCACCTCAGCCCGTATTTTGCCGCCCCATTTTTTAGCCATGTGGTCACAGATGTCGCGCACATATTCATAATTCGCTTTCCACACAGGATTGATAATTTTGGGAAGTTTCTGCATAGCTACGGAATAAGCATGAAAGAAACCAGTATCAACAGCACGATCAAATACCAGCGCACTTGGAGATGTGTCTGCCTTTTCTAATTCGATTCTGCGTTCTTCTGCATAATCGTGTTCGTACAATATATTCTCCATTACAATTCACTCCCTTGTGTTTTTGTTAATTCAAATACAAGTCCCAGTCAGAGTTCTTCACGCCAACTTCCAAAAGTTTCTGAGCGACCTCTGCAGCACTCTTCTTTCCAAAGTTCCTTATAACACGGATTTGATCTTCAGTAAGACGAGCCACATCGCCTATGGTTTTACAATTCTTTGTAATTAGGCAGTTGCGTGAACGCATCGACAGATTAAGGTGTTCCATAGGCATATTCAGTACATGCTCTGGCCCTAGTTTTCGAACTACACCTCTTTGACCATCAATAACACCGTCTGCATAACCGGCACGATGCCCCTCGGTGTACCCTCTGTTATATTCACTCTTGGCACGATATTGCGCAAACCCATCAATACCCAGTTTGATGTAGTTCCATCGGTATGGGTATCTTAACCGCATTAGTGCTTTGCTTTCAATTTGCCGCACTCTGCCCTGCGATATAGAAAACTCAGAGGCAATATCGCTAATAGTATGGCCTTCCTCGTATCGCAAATGCAACACATCTCTCTCACGATCTTCAAGAGTGAAGAGAGCATAGTACAGGCCTGCGGCGTTTTCTTTAGAAAATGCGTCCGGTATCTCTAGTTTTGTGCCTTCAACGATGGCATCCAAAAGATTGTGCGGATAACAAGTCTTTGAAGTGCTGGATATGTTGTTACTCATTTTCTGCCCTCCGGAAAAACTTCTCGTATACTTCGTTTTCAATAGAGAACAGATTAAAACCTGTTGCTTTGGAAAGGATCAAGGAGTATGTGTCAGTGATAACACTGTCAGGTGTATAACCGGGTACGACAAGAGGGAGGAAGCGATCTGCAAATAAGAAACCGAAATAATGAGCAATTTTATATCCCTCTGTTTCTATTGTGCAATAAAAATCGCTAATGTCATCCGTCAGTTCCAGGCGGTTACTCTTCTTTAGTGCATCGTTGAAAGCATTGATAACCTCTTGCGGTTGATGGGTATGAGGTAAAGTGTGTAGTCTGCGCTCCCGGTGTAAATCTTCAAAATCCCCGTGCAGCATCAACGCATTTACTGGGGCATTAAAGCAATCAAGATTGTACTGGAAGCCTTGCCATCCAATGTATAGCAGTTCGTATCCATAACGGACTTCTAATGCTGCTAAGTATTCCTCGGCAGACGGACTAACACCTTCGACGGATTCCAGAAGTTTCTTTGCGGCTTGTTTATATTTCTGTTCCTCCGCGGAAAACTGAGGATTGATTTCAGTAAGTATTTCTTTGATACTCGTTAAAATCTGCTTTGGATTTGCAATTTGATTAAATAGGGATTCAACAGTCAACATTACAAAACTTTCCTTTCGTATTCATAGATTCTCGTTCCTGCCAGATATGTCTAAATAAATTATAGCATAGTTCTGACGGAATTAGAATACACAATATGCTGTGTCGAAGTCGTAGGAAAGTTGTCGGAAAATAAAATAACAGGTAATCGCTTGTGCGACTACCTGTTCATATTACTTTTCCTCGCTTGAATATGCCTCCACATAGGCTCGAACAGACTGAAGGAGGCGGTTCTGCTCGTTTTCTGGCAAAGAACTGATAAGCAAGGTGATCTCAGTTGCCGGTATGGTCTTTGAGTGGTTAATTACATCTTGCAGCAAATAATCTCCCGACACACCAAGTATGTTAGCCAGCTTAATCATTGTTTCAAGTTTGGGCGGCTTTTGCCCTCGCTCTAAGACACTAACATGCATAGGACTAAGATCTACGATCTCTGCAAGTTGTTCCTGGGTGAGTTTCTTCGCTTCACGGGCGATCTTAATTCGTCGCCCAATCGGTTTTGAATCCATGGAAACCCTCCCTCCAGAACTATCTTTTCGTTCTAGAATACAGTATATCCATGAATCGCAGTTAGGAACAGAAGTTAAAATACATAGCAACTATGTCAACTGGAATTAGTTTAATTCCAAACCTCTCTTGTACCCAGAGCGTAGTTCTACAGCAATATTCTAACACTAGAGGCAACATAAGTCTGCTATATCCCAAGATCGTCTTCTTTCAGCAACTCGGTTATTGGTACTCCCAATGCTCTAGCGAAAATTACCAAATCAATATCCGTCACAAACCGTTCTCCGTTTTCCACCCGGCGAATAAAGTAATGGTCTACATCAAAACCAAGAAGCTGCATTTTGACTGCAAGTTTTCGTTGTGATAGCTTTTTGCTTTTTCGTATTTGTGCAACTCTGTGACCGCAAAGGTTATTGGTTCCATCGGCAGCTTTAATCTTAAACATAGCATCCCCCGTAGTGTTGAACACTGTTTACTTTTTTCATATTTTATGCTAAAATTGGGGGCAGAATGGTGAATGGTGTTCAATACTACGCAAAAGGTTGCACAGATTTGACTATTTGGGTTTGCAATTATAGAGGGAGGTTTTGAATTATGAAGAATTGTCCAGTATGCGGAAATCTCGTGAAAGACGATGAAAAGACTTGTGCTCATTGCAGACATAACTTCTTTGAAGATGCCGATCATAGCAATGTTGCATCCTCTGCTATGAGAGATCCGTTGAAGTATTCTAAGGAAGCTGTCGAAGAAAAGATTGCTAAATATTATAATGACACATATTTAGCAGCAAATAGCAGCGGCAAATATATTGTTCTTTCGGATGAAACAAGTGTCGAAGGAACTGTGTGCAATGTGATTGTTAGGTATTTGAATGATAACGAAGATTCTGTGCCTATTGCTGATGTTTCTATGGATATGTTATCCGGTGAATGTAAAATATCATCGCGCTCAGCAAAAAAGAAGAAGTCTGATGCTCCAATTTCAAGCAGGAACATACTCAGTATTGTTCTAGTTGTAGCGGCAGCTATTGCCTGGATGGCAGCACCGTTTATTGCTATAACAGGATACCAAAAGGGTGATCAACTAAGTGCGTTAGCGATACTAATAGGCGATTTCACCATGATCGGTGAGGTTTATGAAACTCGACAATTCTGGGTTGCCATTGCTTCTGCTATCTGTATGGTCATTTGTTTCGTTTGCCTTTGCAAAAAAGAAGGGGGCGCAGCAAGGGTTTCTGCACTTATTTGCGATGGCATAATGAGCCTCATTCTCGTGCAGGTTTATAATGTATCTTATAATTTTTCAGAGGGACTGGAAGATTTCATCGGAAGCGGTTTCTGGATCATTTTTGCCCTGATGTTAATAGTTGCTTTTGTAAGCGAAAAGCAAGACTGACACTCTTTCGGAGGTGCATATGGAACCAGTTGGAATGATAACCAGCATTGTAATTTTTCTCATAATACTTGCTACTGCTCTGCTAAGCGGTTCTGCCGATGCTTTGCTTGAAAACTTTTCGGGTATAAGCTGGATAGTTCTGTTAGTTTTTATTGTCATTGCTCTTTTTCAAGCAAACAAATGCGTAAAGCACAAAGCAAATCCTTTGATTGCCTACATTTGCCAAGTGACCAGCAATCTTTGTTTTGCTTTCTTTGTCATGCTTACAATGCGAGATCTAGCGCTAGTTGCATCTGAGGGAGTAATGGGTTTGTTTGGGTTCATAATCCTTGTTCCGTTTTATGGAATCGGTATGGGAATATGTCGGTGTCCCAATATGCTAAGTAGTGGAGTGACCGAAGATCCTGCGCTTCTGCTGATTGATGCTGTTGCTACGCCTGCGCTGATCTTGTTAGCATGTTGGATTTTTGGGTTCTTTGATTCTGTACCAGTAGTCTGGGATTCATTATTTCAGTTTTGAGAAAATCAAGTAAATTTCTACGGTGTAATAATTTGTGAGGGTTTTATGAAAAGAATAGTGTCATTACTAATAGCCTTTGCGTTGATTCTTTCCACTACGGCGGCTATGCCCATTTCCTCCTATGCTAGTACCACAGAGGGGTACTATGATGTTATTGAAGATTACGCACTTTCTATAGGTTTCTCTACACTTGATGAATATGACAAAAAACAGTGTAAAGGCCTTCTTTACGACCTTAATGGTGATGGGCAAGATGAACTGATTGTGCAGCACCTAAAAAAAGGTTCTTCGGCGTATAGTGTATGGACTATGAATAATGGGAAACCGCAATGCGTTCTTGAAGATCCTTATTTGTCTGGACGATATGTTAATATGTATATTGCAGAATATGGTGGCAAAACATATTTCGTTTTGAACTCGTGGATCGGCGGTTCAGACGGTGGTTATATCGAATGGTTGTTTTATGATGTAAATACAAATCCGTATAAATTGGCATATAACCTGGGCGAAGGGTCTAATTATGATGGATCGGGAACATCGACCAGCTTCATCAACAAGACGGGAGATAGCAGTACATATAAGCAAGTGTATTCTTGCCTTGATGGTTCGGTAGAAATACCATTTGAAAAAGAAGCACCCATGTTTGATGTACTGATGGAAAACCTTCGTAACGGAGCTTCGTCAGAAATGGAACATCCGTACATTTCAATAATCAAAGGTGCGATTGAATCTACAAAGAATGTTTACAGTTCCTCTGAGGGTTTGGGCTTTTTGCACGATGTTGATAATAATGGCATTGATGAATTGATCATGGTGTATTCTGACTATGTAAATTCTCAGCCGACTACTGTATGTAGCATATATACAACAGATGGAACTTATCCTGTAGCTTTATGCGATCAAACAAGACTTTTTCCGGATATTGGTGGCGTCAGTGGCTATGTTTCTGTATCGCAGAATGGTGCCGCCAAGTACATTGAAGTACATGCCAATACTACTGAGGTAGCTGGCGATGAGGGTTATTTTAGCGGCTTTTGGGTTGTGTCCTCTGTGGATGGAACAACACTGGTTCGGGAGGCAGAGGTTAAATTTGAAGGAACGCATAACTACAAAACCGACAATGACTTATTCCAAGAAACCTATATCCTAATTGATGGGAAAGAGGTTGATTATCAAACTTATAAAACCTGGGCAGAAGGTTTTAAGAAGCTTGAAGTGATCTCCATCGGAATGGCTGATCAAGAACAGACTAGCGGTGTTGTGACATTGCGCGAGTTGATTGACATTCTAAGGAATGCCGATAACGGCGGGCAAGAGGAAACGCCCCAGCCTTCCTATTCTGTTGAAGAAATAGAAAAAATGGTTGCTGATTATTATAATCAGAATTATTACAGTGACGAGAATCCTGGAAAGTATGTTGTCTTTCATGCAGATACCTATGTAAATGATAATAATTGCAACACTGTTGTGAGATTTCAAAGCTCTAGCGATTCACCGGATGTACCGGCGAATGTGGTTGTCGCCTATGTTTCGGTCAATATGATTACGGGCAAGATGACAATTGAAACTGTTGATGGAAACATTGATGTACAGTTGTTTAATCCTAACGGAGATAATACTGTTGCAGGTGTACCATCGCCGGTTTCGACAGTGAGTTCTTTCAATAATTTCTTTGTTGCTAATTATTATGAAAATCTCAATGAGATGTATCAGTACGATTCTGCAGCAAAAGGGATAGTAGAAAACTCAACAAAGTTCCAAATTGACTGGAATAGCTGTCTAAGCGCGCTGTCTAACAAAGAATACATTGACATTACCAAATTTGAGAACCATCCAGAGTATTACTATCAAGCGGTGCTGTTTGAAAGCTTGTTGCAGACGAAATTGGATGACGACTATTTAGCAGCTCTTGCAGGCCAAATTCTAAATTCTTCGATTGATGCGCTGTCATACTATGTATCCGTTGATGCAAACTTTAACAACTATGAAGATGCACTAAAACAGAAGCTTAATAAAGCAATGACAGACTTTAGCATTGACTCTGTTCAGTACAATCGTCTGAAGGATTATTATGGTCAGTATTGCGAGCAGATCGCTTCTTACGAAACCATGAAAGGCATTTATGATTTAGTAGTTAAAGCTGATGGTACTATCGAGGACTTTTTTATTGCACTTAGCAACTACTCCAGTATCCGAATGGTCAGCGATGAAAGTATTGCCGCACTGCGATACTTGAAAGCACAACTGGAAACCTCAACCAATGCAGAAGATCAGTACATACTGAAAGCAGTTACAAATGTAATTGCTTCTCTTGAGCGCACCATGAACGAACAGCTTCTGCTAAATTGTATGGGTACTGCCAAAGATCTCTTATGGGGAGTTTTCTGGGCTGCAATAGGAGATGCTTTCCCACAAATGCTTGCGATGGACATAGCCAACTTTACCATCGACACAGGTTTAGCACTATCGAATGTTTTCTTCCCAACCACTATTTCCGCAGACAGTTATTGTAAGATATATGCTGATTATGCTATTGAAACAGTGACCCGAAAGGCACTGAACGAAGCATATACAACCTATGCGCAAAACCCAACTGAAGAACTTGCCGCAATAACGGTTGGCCTTTACGATCTGCTTGGTTACACATTTACCCATGAAATAGAGGTAGCATCGGTTCTGTCCGAGCAGCTTCATAAAGACGGATTGATCAATGGCATCAAGAATCTTTTCGTGGGAAAGAACATGGAAACCTATGAATATGAGCAAGCATGTATAGAAGCATACCGTGCATATTTGAATGAAATTACAGCTGTAAAAATTGAAGCACAGACAGAGTATGGTTTGGCAATAGGCACACTTCAGCCAGTAGTAATCGTCTATATGGTCAATGGGAAAGTGCTGTACACAAGCGAAGCAGTTGTGACAACGGGAGAGAATTATGATCTGACCAGCACTGGATATACTTTCCCCAACTTCATTGATCTTCGTATTGACATCGGTGGATATTACACGGATGAAAACTTAACAAACGCATATAATGAAGAGCCTGTCACTAAACCCCTTTCGCTATACTGCAATCTGTTGTTGAGCAAAGCATCTGATGGCACTCCTGTCTTGGTGGATCATTCCACCGGCATATCGGTTACATGTGGCACCGGCATGACAAATTACACTCTGCAAACCCAGGCTATTACTGAAGGAAGCCTATTTGACACTGTTAGCGAAGATCACAATGGCGCAGATATTGACCTCTATGACATTTCTTTGTATGAGGGAGGCAAATCGGTACAGCCCAACGAAAAGGTTACAGTAGAAATCCCCGTGGATAAAACACACGCAAACAAAAAAGGTGCAGTTTATCATGTTGATGAAAACGGGAATTATGAGAACATGAACGCGGTTTATGAGAATCAAGCATATCGCTTTGATACTACTCATTTCAGCAATTATGTGATCGTGTATGAATCGTCCTCGTCTATTTGGCCTGTTTTGATTTGCTTTATTTCTGTGATTATCGCTGCAGGAGCTGCCTATACCGTATGGACTTATCGTAAGAAGAAAAATTCCAAGCAATCATAATATCCAAGGGAGGTTTCGCACCAAAATGTAAGCGAAACCTCCCGGAACTTTTTTGGCAGAAAATATCCCCTGTTCACGATAGAACAGGGGATATTCTTACTTTTGGGTTAGTGCTTGGTACATCTTCATCAGTTCAGCAACACATTCCGTTTCCGTATTCAGTTTGCCCCAGAAACCATAGGCCTGCATAACTGCTTTGTCATTAAGTTGATGAGCCTTTAACAGTTCTGGATACAGCCACATCTTGTCGCCATAAAGATCCGCCATTGAGCAATCGGGATACAATGCGCGCGCATCCAGGATCGCTTTTGCTGTTTGTGATATTCTTGCGACTTGTTCTTCGTTGGGGGTTGGCCATGGGAAGTTGTTGTACACAACATCCTTAGAATACCGATAGTCGCTCTTTAGTCTGCCACATACTGCGCGCATCCATGCCATATGGACATTTGATGTTAGAATGCCAAAGTGATACAGATTTGCGTTAGGAATAGTAATGACAAGGTTTGTTGCGATGGTGTTCTTGTCTAAGAAACCCATTGGCACATATCTTCTTCGTTCCGAAGAAACAGCGGGAACCACAATAAATGTATCAGGGTTATTTGTTTCTCTGAAAAGAGTTGGGCGTTCTGCCAGTTTTCTTCGCCCAGCATCCGGAGAAGTTTCTCTGTCAAGTTTGCAAGCTTCAACCCTTTTCATAACAGCGGGCATTTTAAGCAATTCTACTGGATTGGCACCTACAAGCCACAAACAATATCTTTTTCGATTGTTAATAAACTCTGCCGATCCCACCAACTGTTTAATATACTTAACGGAATTAGGTTCTGCAGCAACAAAGGCGTCATATTCATCTGCTTCAATAATGAGGTGCCCTCCATCTGCTGGTCTGTTACCTGTTGTCATATTAGGCACATCACAAATTGGTGTTGATCGGTTGTCTATAAAGACAGAGGGGGCATCAATCAAGTAGGCGTTGATATTCTCAACCACCTGTTTCCGTTCAGATGTAAACAGATATTTTCTACCAGTATTGGGTGCAACGCTAAATCCTACGATAACACAATGGACATGAGCTTTGAGACTTGCTTCACTATCCCAACGGAAAGTCCGATGCGCAAAGTCAATGTGAATCCCAAAACGGTCATACAGTGGCTTCCAAACCCCCGCAACTTGTTCGCCTTGTGTAATGGAGTTTGTAGAAACGAACGCAGTGCGGATGTTGGTAGAGACCATCATTTGAGCCGACTTGAAATACCAACCTGCAACATAGTCTATCTTGCCAGCGGTCTTATAAGGCTTTCCTTTCTCGTCTACATAGATTGACAGAATATCATCTTTTTGCTCTTTGCTTTGTAGGGAGTAGCCAACAAAAGGTGGATTACCCATAATGTAATTCAGCTTAGCTTTCGGCACAATGGTTTCCCAATCGGTCCGGAGCGCATTTCCCTCGATGATGTTCGCATATGAAGTCAGCGGCAGGAAATCCAAGTGCATCCGGACGATTGCTTCGGTTTCTTTCATCATCTGACTTTCTGCGATCCACAATGCAGTCTTTGCAACAGTAACCGCAAAGTCGTTAATTTCAATGCCGTAGAACTGACCGATAGAAACCTGGATGGGGTTAATATATTCGCCCAAAATCTGCTGATCCTCTTGCTGCAGCGAAATCACCTGGTTTTCCAAACGGCGCAAGGACAGATATGTTTCCGTCAAGAAATTACCGGAGCCACACGCGGGATCGAGGAAAGTAAGTTTAGCGAGTTTTTTCTGGAAGTCAGACAGCTTTTGATTCCTTGTTTTCTTAACAGTAATTGCTGCAATAGCATCCAGTTCGGCAGTCAAATCATTGAAAAACAGTGGGTCAATTACTTTGTGAATGTTTTCAATGGAGGTATAGTGCATACCACCGCTGCGCCGGGTTTCTGGGTTCAAAGTAGATTCAAATACAGCACCGAAGATCGTAGGACTAATACTGCTCCAGTTAAAATCTTCACTGGCTTTACTCAAAAGCAGTTCGATAATTTCTTCCGTGAAACGGGGAACAATAATATTTTCGTCAGCGAACAAACCGCCGTTGACATAGGGAAATGCAGCCAAATCTTCGTCCATGTAAGGATCACGATCGTCTACCTTTGTATCCAGCACTTTGAAAAGATCAATGAGCGCCTTGCGGATATTCTTAGGCTGGAATGTACTGAGATAGTCATGGAACATAGTATGGCTTCCAAAAATGCCTGCATCCTCTGCATACAAGCAGAACACCAACCGAACACAGAGTGCATTCAAACTTTTCAGTTCTTCCTCGCTTGCGGGACTGTTGTATTGCTTCAGCAGTGCATCGTAGAGTTTACCCACCAAGTCACCGGCCTGCAGAGAGATTTCCATTTCTTTTTGAATCCTCTCGTTGCCGGCATCCACGAGGAACTGTAGCCGATGATATTCCTTTTCTAACTCTTCCAATCGGATGATCTCCGGAGTGTCATTAGGACGGTTCATATCGTGGATATGGAACTCTTTGAAATTACATACAACGATCCAACGAGGATTCATGTTATGAGGAAGGAAGCCTGCATAACGGCGAGCTTGCCCATAGGGGGTTAACATTGTCCCATCCGATTGCTTATAACCCCTTTGGAGGTCTATATCCATGCCTTTCTGTTCGATCAGCACATGGGTATCTTTTATATATCCGTCAATAAAGCTGGTATGGTCCAACTTCACGCGAACTTCAAAGTCGATTGCTTCAGTAGGCTGCTCAACACCAAACACATTTTGGAGCAGGGAAATCCAAAATAGTTGAGTCTCCTGTTTTTCATCGCCCCGGCCTGCCCAGGTTTTTGCAAACTGTTTGGCGGCTGCTTTTTGCTGCACATCAGTCATAGGGATGCTCCCTTCGTTGGTTTGCACCCATTATACAGGAAAAGTTGGTAAAAGTCTATAAATGCGTAAAAAATCCCGGCAGTTATGCCGGGATCATCAATTTAGGCTGCATCCTGCAGCATGGAGTGTTTGCACCCTCACTATGTATATGTATGAAGTTGCACTAAAAGTGACACGATTATGGACAAAAGCGAGTAATTTTCCTATAATTGCATCAGTCCGTTATGTTGGACTGTTCACGATATATAATTGGGCATATAAAACCCAAAGGAGCTGACCGTGATGAGCAATATTATAGCTGAAACCCAACGGATCGTTCTTCGTCTGATTGAGGATGCGGACCGTGATTTAATCTTCAAACTTTCAAAGGAGTCAATGATGATCTCTGCGCTACCGCAGGATGATAAGTTCCAAGAAATGTACAAGCAGACATGTTGGGAAGAAGTCAACCGCCCTTCGATTTTCAATGTCCTAATCTTCCTCAAAGACACCGGCGAATTTATCGGCAAGATCTGTATGCAATTCATTGATGACCCTTTGCCCGAATTAGGCATTGACCTCTTGAAAAAATTTCAGAATTTTGGATACGGCCCGGAAGCAATTATTGCGTTTGCAAATTGGTATGGACAAGTACATAGTTTGTCGCAAATTAGGGTTCGTATCAGCAAGGAAAATGACCATAGCAGGCATGTGTTTGAAAAGTTAGGTGCAGTTTATAGCGAGGACACCCCTTCAGTTAACCCAGGTTTTGTAGCAATGATGAAGGATCTTCTCCCGGATGCGGATATATCCGCACTTACATTAAACAATGTTCGGGATTACATTCTGCATCTTCCTGTTATAGAGCAAGGGGTGTAATTACTATGGCAAAAGTGTTCAAGGAGTTAGCAAATCGCTTTCGGCACTGGGTAGTTAAAGAAAAGCAATGTAACCATTGCTGCTTATGCTGTGAATACTATAAGACTTGCAAAGAAGATTGCTGAATTATCCTTGTGCAGATGCTTCTTCAAATAAGTGCATATAGTATTCGTAGACAATCGGTGTCATCGCCACATAATACTCATATCCATACTTCCGAATAACAATAGGGGCATCTTCTGTTTCGCACAGGTTGATAATTGTTTCTGTTGTTTTGAACTGTGATGCGCGAATGATTGTTTTGATGCCTGCTTGAGCAAAGTGCGGCATGGGATTCCCATACTTCTCAATCATTCCAACAGCTTTAGCAAAAATGTACCCATTTACGACTACCAACACAGGTGTGTCCTTATCTGTAATTTTTACTGGACAACCGGCATGATTTGCTGCCCAAAAGAGGCCAGCTTTTCCTTTTACTCTGGATAACGGATGTTCAATGCTCATTTGTGTACCCCATTTTTTGACTTCTATCATTTTTAAGAAACAAGAGGATGCAAGCGGTGCTTACATCCTCTTGTCGCCATTTTCGCAACGAAACCTCTTTGAAAAGCGAGGTAAATCAATATCCAAAATTATAATTTACAATATAGTTGCTATACTTTTCTCTTCTATCACTGATTATAGCATCCCATTCCTCTTTAGATCCTTCAAAGTAGATCTTCATTTGATACCCTTCGTGATACGAATCCGCCAAGAAAAGGTCAACATCTTTCATCGCGGAAGGGATATACACAGTTTTGACGGCCATGCTTCCACCCACTGCATAATCGTAGGTTATCACATCGTGTCCAAAGTAAATACTTGAAAGGTTCATTCCGTAAAATGCTTGTTCGCCAAACCCTGTGATCCCATCGCTGATAACAACATCTGTAATTTCAGATCGAACTGCAGATGCTCTCCAAGGTGCGATTTCATCATCATCGCCTCTGCTTTCGTAGTTCGGTACGGTGCCATTACCGTAGATATACAAAGTGCCATTGGATCGGATTTCCCAAGCTACATTCTCGTTGCATCTGCCGGAGTCAAGAATCTTGTAGTCATCTTGGGCAGATGTTGCACTTGTAGGAGGTGTGTCTGCCGAACTCTGGCTATTCTCAGTAGCTGGCGTTGAGGGCGTGTCAAGGTTTAATTTGCCCTCCAAGTCAAAAACTCTATTAAAAGTTGTTTTGCAATCCAAAACAGTAAACGAGCAATTTTTCAAAGCAGCATCATAGGTTCGAGAGGAATACATTTGGACAGCATTTGTTACTGTCATAGTAGATCCGTCTGCGAAGAAAACTACATTGTTCATGTACTGGGTTTCATAGTAATAAGGTGCAGCACCATAATAATCCGTAAGAATTATAAATTCAACGATATGTTCTACATCCTTAATCCCCAAAGCAGTGGCAATGGCATCTGAATCTGTGTGTATGATACGAGTATTCTTAATTTCAAGATACCCGTTGTTACATTCATCTTCCACAGCAATAACTTCCCATTCATCGGCAAGTACATCAATAGCTTGCTCGATCAGGGATCTTTCGGTTTGGGAGATTGCTATGGTTTCATTGTTTTCAACTTCCGGGACATCCTCTTGACACGCGGTTAATAGCGATAAGGATAGTAGAAGGGCAAGAATTAACGAACATAAACGCTTCATAAATCATTTCTCCATATAAAAAAGTGCGGCTACCGAAGCAGCCGCACAAAAAACGCAGCTCCGATAGTCGCCAAACCAATCTGCCACAAACGAGTTTCCTCACACGAACAGAAACGGAACTTGCATTTTTGTCAAATTCATTCTGTTCATGTGGCGAATACTAAAAAGGGTATAGTATCCCCATAGGGAAACTGCAGTTTGTGATATACGATTGATTTGGCAAAGGTATTATACCACTTTTAGATAAAAAAGAAAAGACCTTTTAGATAATTGATTTGCGCGAAAATGGCATTTGCGCCTTTTTGTAAGGAATATGGGGTCTATCATAGTTAAATATGTACGATCAATGGCCGTGACCACAATAGATAGGCGAATAGAAAATGAATATCCTTAGAATTGTACACTTTGCTATCTTGACATTATCGAACACTTGTTTTATAATTAGCACCACAAAGCATAGAACATCTGTTCGATTATCGGCATATCCGGGAGGCCTCAGAAGATGGATCGCACAATTCTCCATTGTGATATGAACAACTTTTACGCCTCCGTAGAATGTATGCTTAATCCTCAGCTTAGAGGGAAACCAGTTGCGGTAGGCGGCGATGTAGAAAACCGGCACGGTATCATCCTTGCAAAAAACTACGAAGCCAAGAAATATGGAGTACAAACCGCCGAAGCACTATGGCAAGCGAAGCAGAAATGTCCCAATTTGATTATCGTCCCACCTCATTATGAAGAGTATCTAAAGTATTCCCGGCTGGCTCATTCGATCTATGCGGAATACACCGATCTCATTGAACCTTACGGAATGGACGAGGTATGGATGGATATTACCGGCAGTACCAAACTGTTTGGCGACGGAGAAAAAGTAGCAAACGAACTGCGCCGAAGAATGAAGTTTGAATTAGGTCTTACCATTTCAGTAGGTGTATCCTTTTGCAAGGTGTTTGCGAAACTTGGATCAGATATGAAGAAACCGGATGCGGTTACAATCATACCGCAGGATTCTTTTCGTGAGGTCATATGGGATCTACCCGCTTCAGATATGCTAGGTGTTGGCAGATCAACCGAAAAAATGCTTGCATCCTATGGTATTCACACCATCGGTCAGCTTGCCAATGCTTATCCCGATATGTTGGAGCGCAAGCTAGGAAAGAACGGCATGATGCTCTTGGCATTCGCCAATGGCTTAGATCGGTCAAGAGTTGCACCGCAGGACTATGAGCCACCTATGAAATCCATTGGGCACGGCATCACTACCATGCAAGACTTGGAGAACAATGCTGAAGTATGGAATGTGATGCTTTCACTCACCCAAGACATTGGGCATAAACTGCGTGTCTATAACAAAAACGCCGGTGGTGTTGCTATCTACATCCGTTATATTGTTGATAAGCAGCTGGCGGGTAAACAGTGGCAATGCCAACTTCCGTTAAGAACACACAGTGCAGCGATCATTGCGAAAGAGGCCTTTCGCTTATTTGAGAGATCTTATAACTGGGAGTATCCGATTCGCAGTGTTACTGTCCGGGCAATCAATCTATGCTCCCAAGATTTACCGGAACAACTACAGTTCTTTTCCGATGCAGCAACCGTGGAGCGCAAGGAAAGACTAGAATCCGTTGTCGAAGAATTGCGGAGCCGGTTCGGTAAATATGTTATTCAACCAGCCTGTTTGTGTCAGAATATAAAAATGCCCACAGACAGAGAAATTGAACTTAGGATGCCGACAGGTATGATTACTTGATTCGAGATTCCTAATTAGGAGGTGTCACCGTGGAACAACAATACCATAAAGTCTTTGTTGAGGTTACTGTTAAAGTGTCCCCAGAGGGCGAGAAACGCCCACAAAGCATCAAATTTGAGGATGGCATCACCTATAATATTGACCGACTGAAACAGCGCACACGGGCTGCAGCGACCAAGGTTGGTGGCACCGGCATTCGCTACACAGTTGTTATCAATGGCACCGAAACCTATTTGTTTGAGGATGATGACAGATGGTTCGTGGAAGCCAAGGGAAATGTGAGGTGTTGATATGCCTTACCTTTCCAGAGAAGATATAGAGAAGATCGCTGACCGTGTTGTCTACCAATACAAAAAGGCTTATGTGCCGGAACGGCACATGTGCTACATGGTTGATGCTACTGAGCTTGCGGAAATGCTTGGTTTCAAAATCGAATATGTCCATATCACAAGGGATGGCAGCATCTTGGGGCAAACATCCTCCGGACGGGTATGGACTACGATCTACGACGATAATATGAACCAACTATTCTTTGAACTGGATGGTTCAACCATCTTGGTAGATAAGCGATTGCTAAGTAATCCGAGGATTGCAGGCAGAAAGAACTTTACGATTGCACATGAAGTAGCACACCAAATTATTAACCGTGAGCATCCGGAAATGTACGGACCGCAGAATCGTGTTTTCTGTGACTACCGCAGATCGGTAAAGCCAAAGAAAGTAGAGAAGGACTGGAATGAGTGGCAAGCCGATGCCCTGGCAGCTGCGTTGCTTCTTCCCTTGGATGCGCTGCAAGACAGTATGTTTATGTTCGGCTTGGGTGAAAAAATGAAAATGTTGAGTCGAAAATACTCAGATACCCGCTATAAGTATTTCTGTCAAATGGCGGAATATCTGCAAGTGTCCAGGACGGCCCTGTCTTACCGGATGGAACAGTTAGGCTTGTTGGACAATAACCGACTAATCATTGAGGCGGAAGCCAGAAGAAAAGGAGTTGCTTGAAAATGCCCACAGATAAAGACAATGACCCTAAAATCGCTGTTAGATGCGAGAATTGCAAGAAAATCCTTGCATTTAAGCTTGGTACAGCCAGTGGATTCCTGCAGCTGAAATGTCCTGTCTGCAAGACGGAAATCAAAGTAGATCTATCCCTTCGCCGGGGCAGGATCTATAACCGCAAGTCCAGTTTTCCTCTTACCATTACCTTTTTATAATTCCATAGTTCATTGACTCCGCGAGAGCACGCGGCTATTCTTAGCCAGTGAAAATCTAGTACCGGGCGTGAACGAGTTCATAGAGTAGGGATACTCTATTGATTCGTTACGCCCGGTATTTTTTCTTGCATTTTTCTTCTTGGTAGACCAATTTGTTTTTGACAAACGGTTATATCGACACAAAAGGTGTTGACTTTCTAATTCCTCTAACATATTTTACTTTATCCGTCCGTTTGCGATAGGCGTTCCTGTCGAACTCGACAATATGCTACGCAATCTACAAAACTAACCGCATATAATAGAATTAGAGTACTAGTCAGCAGAAATATTCTCTTTTTTACTTATTTCTTTTGTGTAAAATATTGCTCTTCTAATTAGGATCAGTGAGATGAAGGTTTTGTAGCACTATCTCTGTATAAGTTCCAATCGCATATCTAATTATGCTGGCTTTCATCTTAAACTCTGAAAGGCGATGGATACCAATATAGTCCTCAGTGTCAAAATATTCCTTGCCCCTGCAATCACCAGCAATACTGTAGACCATGTGATTGAGTAAGGTGTATTTCTGTTTGCGAAGTTCTGGAGTATCATCGTCAAAGTACATTAAGTAGTCTATGTTTAAGCGAAAATGTTCCTTGATCGTTTTTGTTAGTTCTTGTGAGACCCTTTGTGCGTCATAAGTCGATTGCCCACCTAGTGCTAAGCGATAAATAAGCAGTATATTTTCTAAAGTCCTTTCATTGACAGCACACTTGTGCTTTTTCCTGTCAGCGAAGAAGGTGCGACCAATCGTTTTGCAATCTACCGGGAATTTCCAATCAAGAGGCTCGATAAAGTATGTTCCAAATACTTCTTTAATCAAGTATGTAATTAGCATATACGAAGGTAGCCTGTTCCCAATTTTTTGGGGTTCTATTTTCTTCATTAGAATCACTCCTTAAAAACCGACCCATCCCGACTTTATTAACACAGGAAAAGACTTTGCTCGCATTTACCTGTGTCAATATAGAACCTATAATTATTTTACAAAACAACCAATTTGATTTCAAGCCAAAATCACGAGAAAGGAGGAACTTCCGTGTCGAAACAAGTTGCATCAAATGAGATGTATGAAGTAAGCGAAAATATTAGAAACCGAAGAAAAGATATTGGCATGACCCAGGTGCAACTTGCTTCGGCTGCTCAGCTTGGTGAAAACACAATTCAAAGAATTGAAAGCGGTCAAGCGCAGGCAAATATCGAATCCCTGTTTCGCCTTGCTAAAGCACTGGGAGTGACCCCAAACGATTTGGCTCCTGCTAGTTATGGTTTTTCTTCTGCGAATAATCAACTTAATAACATAATGAAGCAGTTTGAATTACTTAGCGAGAAGGACAAAAAGCGCTTTCTTGATGCAGCAACTATTCTTATGGCAGGATTGTGCGCACAACCAACATAAAACTGAAAATACCCCACTTAAGGGGTGAAACTGGCTGAAAATACCCCACTTAATGCGTTCATTATGACCCATAAATTTGGTAACATTTCAATAGAAATCAGAGAGGAGTGATGCACTCAACCTGATAAATTGAATGATCGTCCAGATGGGATACGAAAGTACCGGGGAAGTAGGCCAAGACCTTCAATAGAAGCGAGCCTGCCAAGGTGTGGAAAACGCCGCTGAGATCCAGGGGCAGGAACGGCATTTGGGTAGAACGGCGAATGAACTTACTAAATCAATGGGCCACCGGGGAACCGGTGGCCTTTTGGTATAGCACCTACGAATGTCCAGGCAGAAAGCTGGCTATTCGTAGATGCTATACATCTACCCAAGGAGGTACACCAATGAAGAAGCAGACAGACACATTTGAAATCTGCTTGTGCCACAGTTGCGCAAGTGTATTTTATAACTCTCCATCGCACCGCATTTCCAGAGTTGATCCCTTGCAGGTAATTAAGGATACCTGCGATTGTTGCCGATCAAACCGAGGATACGATTTTCGGCTTAGCGCCAATGCCTCCAATTCACATAGTAGGATGGGACAGGCGTGTTATGCTGAATATTCCAGACCAACTATGTAAATACTTACCACAGGAGGTACAGCCATGATCGTTGCTGAAATCAAAAATCCCACAGTTACGGTTCGCATCCATGATGATTTTTTTGATACTGCCCATCAAGCCCGCATCAATCGTATCAGTCAGATTGTGACTGACCACTACAAGCGCAGGCAGGCAGAAATGGAAAGTCAGAAAGAAGAACCGACTCAGCTGCCGCTTTCCTAATTAGCGGCAGCACCCCAACATTCACACCTTTGACGCAGGAGCGTCATTTTTTTATAATTAAGCCAGAAAGGAGAAATAGTCATGGAACAGTATGTCAAGTACCTTCGTAAGTCAAGATTTGACCGCGACTACGCGGAAATGAGCACGGAAGAAACACTGAAGCGGCATGAGGCAATTCTTGATAAGCTTGCTAAGGACAGAGGCTACTTTGTTACCAAAACATACTATGAAGTCGTTTCTGGCGAATCCATCGCCGCAAGACCCGAAATCCAAAAACTTCTTGATGAAGTAAGCGCTGGTATTTATGCCGGTGTCCTCGTAGTCGATCTTGAAAGACTGGCAAGAGGCAACGGTGCTGACCAGGGGTACATCAGTCAGGTATTTCAGTATTCCGGAACTAAGATCATCACTCCCATGAAGATCTATGACCCCTGCAATGAGTTTGATGAGGAATACTTCGAGTTTGGCTTGTTTATGAGCCGCCGTGAGTATAAGACCATCAACCGCCGCTTGATTCGTGGCCGCGACAGTTCCGCTTCCGAAGGGAAATGGATCAGCAGTATCGCTCCTTATGGATACAAAAAGGTGAAAATTCCCGATGAAAAGGGATACACCTTGGAACCTGTACCGGAGGAAGCTGAGTGGGTTAAAAAAGTGTTTGAGATGTATGCCAGCTATCAGGGCACTAAGTTGATTGCTAACTACCTTAATGATAACAATGTGCCTACACGCAAGGGCGACATTTGGAACAATGGTTCTATCCAAAACATGATTACTAATGTTGTTTACATGGGCAAGATTCGCCGTGGATGGAGCAAAACCCAAAAGAGCATCGAGAATGGCAAGGTGGTCAAGCATATCAAGCGCAGCAAGGATATGAATGATTATCAGATTTTCCCCGGTCTGCATCCTGCGATTATCTCTGAAGAACTGTACATGCAGTGCCAAAAGATTCGCATGGAGAAGCAGCCAGAACCCAAGACAAAGGATACTGTAGAACTGATGAATCCTTTCGCCGGTATTTTGTTCTGTGCTGAATGCGGCAAAACAGTTGGCAGAACCGTTCTTAGCGCAAAACAGAACAGGCGGGTACGGATGCGTTGCACCAATATGAGAAACTGCCATAATTCCACTGCAGATTTTGATGTGGTGGAAATGGAGATCATTACTGCTCTTAAAGAGTGGCTAAAGCGATACAAGGTTAAGCTTCAGACGGTTGGATACCAAGAAGATATTTCAGCCAACAGGAAACAGATTCAAAAGATTGAACAGGAAATCAAAAAGCTGGAAGGTCAGCTGATGAACGCCTACAATCTTGTTGAGCAAGGGATCTACACAAAGGATGTTTTCATTTCTCGTCGATCTTCCATCCAGTCATCCATTCAAGACTGGGAGGGAAAGCGGACAACTGTTGAAGAAGTCCTGCGAAGATTGGAGATTGCACAGAACACCCAAGATTCACTCATTCCCCAAACCGAGATCCTTTTGGAAAGCTACGACTTTATGAGCAACCAGGAACGCAATGCTCTGCTAAAAGAGATTGTTCAGAAAATCGAATATAGAAAAACAAGGCAAGGCAGCATTGAAATTGACCTCTATCCGCACTTGCCTAAAATGTAAATCCGTGTAGGTATCATCAAGTCACACACACATG